AATCTTTCAGCTTCTTTTTTTGCTTGAATTGTTTCAGGGTCTTGAGACCCTCCGGGAACAAATTCAGCACCAATTTGTTTACCATCTTTATCTAATTTTGGCCTAAACCCTTTATTAAGAGACCCCCCCATTATAATTTCAGTGTCAGCTTTAGAACTACCAAGTCTTTTGCCTAAAGTACCGTCAGAATTTAAGATAAATACGCCTTCGCCAGTTTTAATAGTTTTTGGTGGCTTGTTTCCTAATTTCATTTCTTCTAATTGTTGTCTACGCTCAAATTCAGTATTCGCATCTAACAACTTATTAGCTCTTGCTGTTTTAGCCAACTGTGCCGCTCTGTCTTGCCCATATTGAGCCATTGTCAAAGGCAGTAATGCGCTTCGCGCCCTCTCGTTAGGGCCAGTGGCTAACAACGCACGTAGACTCCTTTGTGCGCCTCTCATTGGGCCATCGGCAGGCTGTGCGTCTCTTGCTTCTAAAAGATTGCCACCTTCTGGCAGTGATTTTAATATTTCTGGGTTAGAGCCATCGCCAGAAAATTCCATGTCAATATTTAGACCTTCATCAGCCTCAAACTCTCCCGTATTAAAATCAGAGTAAGGCACAGCCGATTGAGCCTCCATTGCTGGCGAATATGGCGTTGCCAAACCTTCGGTTAATGCTTTGTTGTATGCGTCAGCCTTTTTCTTGTCTTCGCCCATTAAAAAACCAGCCATACCCTTTTTAAGAATAGAAGCTAGGCCACTTGTTATTGTCCCATTGTTTTCACTTTGGGCAATAAGCTGTTGGGCAAGCTCCATGTCACGACTGCGGTATTTGTCTCCGGGCAAATTGCCATACATCATACTAGCCATTTAAAGCTCCATAATTTACCATGTCATATCCACTGGAATGTTTTTTAACAGCGTGTGGGATAATCTTTTTAACCTCATCAGCAATTACGCCAATGCTGTCTTCACCCCATATATATTGATAGCTGTATAGATTGAGGCCGTTTTTTATTTCGCCTATTTTCTTAATACGCTTTTTTAATCGCCTGTCTGAAAATCTAAAAGCCGCTTGCGTACCTGTTCCCAGCAAATCAAATAACCCTGCATTGTTTGCCGTTGCATTTCGACTGGCAATATTAAAATTATTCATGTTTGATGCATTTTGTTGACCAGTAGAAGCAATGTTCGCACCTAGAAAATCGGGCGCAGAAATCTGCCCTGACGGAGCGTTTACAAAACTTGGCGTAGTTGGAGAAGAACCTGTAAGCAGTGTGTTAAGTTCTGATAAAGGCTGATTACGTGTTAACAATGCTTCTTGTATAGCCCTATCTCTTGCATTGGTCTGCAAGCCATACATTCTCGACATTTCATTACCACTTGCCGCGTCTGCACCTAAAAACAGATCGTTATTAGATCGGTTAATTTCATCCATTGCATTATCAAATGCCTCACTGCCCACAGTAAAGCCTTGGTTCGCCAGCGCAGTTTCTCTTGCGGCTCTGTCTCTATTTAATTGAGGCTGTAATCGAGCTAAAATAGCGTCTCTGGTTGCGTTTCTTGTTGCCTCATTAACAGTGGGAGCAGAACCAAAGCTAGATAACTCAAATGGGTTAGAGAGGTTAGATTTAACGTTACCAAGCTGAGTTGTCGCAATATCTGAATAAGTTTGCTTGTTGCTCATCGAATCGTCAAAGAGTTTTGTGTTCTCAGGCGATAATGTTTGCCTAATATCAAACTGGTCTATGCCATCGACTTGAACTGGGTTGCCACTTGCGTCAAGCCTTTGCTCAAACTTTACTTGTCCATCTGGCGTGTACTGATCGTACATATTTAACGCTCTGGTCTCTTTTGCCGCATCTTTGTTAAATTGAGCTTGTTGGCCTGCACTTGCCCCAGCGTCTACAATAACGGGTGCTGGTGCTTGAGGGGGTGATTTAAATCCCATAGTCTATCTCCACAATCTGTCGTAATCTGGTTTTAACATTCGCATAATTACGCAATGTTTTTTCTGTCCAAAATGATGCGCTAATACGGCCTCTCGTTTGAAGCCAATATGCGAATTAACTTTTAATGCTTTCTCGTTGTCGTGGTGCGTGGCTGTATATAATTTGTACACACCTAATTGCTGGAAGGGGTATTCCAACACTTTTGCAATGACATCCTTCTTGGCCCACATTGGGCTTATTGCCGCCATGCTAAGTTCTATTAAATCAAATTCTTTATAATAATTGTTAAAAACAAAGCCAGCTATTAACTTGTCTTGGCTTTTATATCCAATGCTCACATTGTCACCAAATTCTCTGGAATGAGGTATTTTGTCAGCAACCCAACTGGCGATATAATCGTCCTCGCCATAAATAAACATTTATAATTGACCACCTTTTTGATAGGTAAAGTTAGTTGCTATCCAGCTTGGTCTTGCTGTTAGCGTGTTGATCCTAATCCTTACAGATGCCGCCCTGCCCTTACCGCGAACCCCCCTCCAGCCTCTGTAAACTTGGTTCGCACTTCCCCAAATTCCGATCCCCCAATAACTAACGCCCCAGATGCCAGATCGTGTTGGACTTGCCGCCGCTACTCCAGTTGGGACTTTAATTTGAAAGTCGAGATTTAGATCAATGGCGGCATTTGGATTACCGTCACTTTGGAAAATTGGTTCTACTAATTTAAACATTTTATTTTCTTGCGAGGAGCTAAAATAACTAAACGCCTGCAATGCGTCAGATTCAATGTATGTCCCACTATCGGAGCTTCCATCATCGAACTTCACAACTTTGCCCTCAGATGTGCCAAAATACAGATCGTCTCCTAATATTCCAAAACAAAGAGCGTTCATGCCTGTAAACCGACACGGTGCGCCTGTTATTGTATTAAAGACATATTGGTGGCTTGTCGTAATCGACTGCATGACATTAAAAACAAGCATCCCAGCTTTAGGATACAAGATAGGTTGCCACCCAAATATATCACCATAAGACCGCACGGCATCATTAACGGCCTTACTTATTTGATCGGACAATGCAACCAGACTAGCCTGAGATCGATCAAGACTTAAAATACCACTTAACGGCACAAAGCCATCCTGCGTCATTAAAATTAAGTCAGAGCCAGCTTTTACAAGACACCTTCTGCCAATAGGCTTACCAATTTGAAACACTCCGACAAGTGACCAAGTGCTTACACTTGAAGGGTCAGTCCCTTTATAAACAATGGCCTCGCCTTCTGAGGTTACAAACACTGCAACATCATCTGCGCCTGCGCCAGAATCTCGCGTCCAAGTTCCCATTGCTTGTATAAAGCCACCTTTAGAAGCTACACCGCCAAGGGGAAATTCAGTTGCCGCGCCCGAAACATTGTTCACAGCTAAATAATATGCGCTCAGACTGTCTTTCTCTCCAACCCATAATCTGCTCTGGTGCAAGTTGCCCCAAATTAAATTACTTGCTGTTAATCCAGAGCCTGTAATTGCTGTCGTAGACCAGCTACTGCCGTTAAATAATAACGGAGTATTTGCCCCATTAAACATTCTAACAAATTGGCCTGCGCTTGTTGCAATGTTTACAAACTGCCAACGGTTATTTCCGTATCCTGTTGCAACGGGACTGCCGACAGAGCCTGCGCTCGTAACGTTGTAAATTGCCCCATTAGCCGCCGCAAATAATTGTCTAGCCCCAGACTCTGGAACAAATGATATAAGCGTCTCAACTGCCCCTGTCATGCCTGTAGCGTGGTCTGTACTGCCACGCCTCATTGTAACTTTATCCGTCTCTGGGAACCAATTATCGAGCAAGATAGCGTGTTTTACAGGCATATCCGCAAGACTTTCTCTAGTATCCCATCCCCCTACTGGTGGTGGCAATGACGATGAAGTTGAAGCCACTAGAAGTCACCCCCATATGAACTCCTCGAAGCCTTCGGGTCACCAGTAAAGTGTCTGGTGTTTTGAGCGAATATATCTCCAGTTACAGCTATGCTTGCAGTTGTTGTATCGTTATCAATCATTAGGTTGAAATGATCTTGTAATTGCCTTGCCGCTACTCCTGCTGGCTGGCCTTCTGCGTTTAACCATTCAAAGATGGTGCCGTATATAATAAGTTCCTCGTTAATTAGGGCTGTATCTGTGTCTATTGTAAATGAAGTCTTTTTTGATCCATCTGCTGCCGCTACTGCCCATTTATCGCTTACATATTCAAAAGATAAACTTGTGCCACTAGCAAAGATGGGTAATGCGTAAACATCACCGCCTCGGAATATAAATTTCTTATTTGAGCTAGAAAATGTTTGTACTTTTAGCCCTTGCCATTCAACTGGCGATACAGGGCCAGAAACAAGGTTATTGCTTCCCCTATCCCAAAATGTCTCAGTCACGAACCTGTTAAAATCTGCTGGTATATTTGCAGAAGCCAAAACGATCTCATTACCACTTGCGGAAAAGGCGTGTTCTTTACGCAATATATTCCAGTTATACACCAACATCATACGTATTGCGACCTTGTTAATTAGACGCAAAATATTCTGTGCCGCAGGGTCTGTGTTTGTTGCAATAGTCTCAGGGCGTGGCCCCTTAGTCTCATCTGCAACTGCGTTGGCAATGGTCAGTAATGACATATAAAATTCCTCAAGAAAAACCGGGGGGTTTTACGCCCCCGATAATCCAATATAAGACTAAGCAGTGCCGCTTACGCGAATTGCTTGTCTCTCGTCTATGGTTTTGACACCGTATAAGACATCAAGTCTCCACTTAGACACATCGTTAGTGCCATCATATACAGGGATCACACGAACGTTAGTTCCCTTGTAGCTTTGGCGTGATACGTCTACTGCGCCCGGAGGTGCAACAAGAGGCACACTTACTAATGCAAAAGCATTTTTAGTGAACATCATGTTTTGCTTATAGCCAGTGCCACCAGTACCAGCCACTGTAATTCCAGCGTTGTCTGCTGGAACAGCGTTAACTGTCTGATGCGCCCCAGAGATAATGATAGCTGGGCTAATAGTTAGTGTAGCTGGCCCTGTGGAAGAACCTGAGTTTGCGTCAGCCGTAACAGTAAACTGTTTAAGGTGAGGCAAGGTTGCTTTAGATACAGGATTCACTGCGTACACTCCTGCAATCGTAAAAACGTCTCCAGCTTTTACAATTCCAGTTTGGCTATTTGTCCAGCCGTCAGTCACCAAGCTCTGAGTGTTGGTGTCCTTAGATGCCGCATAAGTTACGCCTTGGTCAGCACCATTAATCAATGGTGTACCAGTTGCGATTCCAACTGTATGAGTTGGGATGTTTTGAGACATATAAGTATTTACACCACCGATTGAGCCAAGCTGTCCACGAGTGTAAGCCTCACCAACAAGACGGTCAGAGTTCAATGAAGTCTGCGCTCCAATCAATCCCCAGTGATCCGCAGGAGCTAGAACAGCGCAACGCTGATCTTGAGGCACGGCATTTTCATCCATACGCTCTGGCCCTTTAGCGAAGTCTTGGTTGCTATTGATTGTTTGACCCGGAGTACCGACCCAGTTTGATACGTCTTTATATAGGGACATAATGTCTGTATCAATTTGGTTAGCAAGCTGGATCATAGCAGGCTTAATTACTCGATCTGATAGCTCTTTGATGCTCAAGGTTAAATCTTGAGATGAAAACTCAAAATCAATACCTTTACGCTTGTCTACAGATAGAGTGAACTTACCTTCCGTTACGTCTTGAACAGACATCACCGCACCATCACGTACAGTAAAATCCATTGGCCTACGTACAGAGACAGAAGAACCAACTTCATATCCATTTACGCTTTTAGAGAACTCTTCTTCATAACCGCGAAATACTTCCTTCGCCATTACTAAGTTATTTTCCAACTGCAATACTGCGGCTTTTGCAATAATTGCGGCTGTTAACGTGGTATTTGCCATTTTAATGACCTCCTAAAAAGATTTACGATAATCCCAAGTGTTTATTCAGTTGCGCCATTGACATTCTCTCTGGGTCATTGACGTTCCTGCCTGCATTACCTTTTGCTTTCATCGGCTTTACAGGTTTCGCTTGGGCTTGTTTAACTGGCTTGGTAGCCTTGGATTGCATACGGTCATATAGCATCGCTTTGTGCGCCATCTTGGTTACAGCAGGGTTCATGTCCCACCCTTTTGCTTCCTCTGGGCTTAGTCCGTAACTCTTCTGCACATAGTCCACCACCTCTGGCGCAACTTTAGAAGAAAAGTCTTTGACGTAGTTATCTAACTGAGAACGTCCATCAACACGTTGCCGTTCAACCTCTTGTTGTTGCGCCATGTCGAGTTGTTGTTCTTGCTGTCCAACTGTTGCTACGATCCTTTGGAAATCAGCCTGCTTTTGCGATAGCGTGTCGGAAACAATTCTGGCTTGGTCTGGATCAGACTGCCATAGCTGGTTCATATCGACTTGCGAAAGTTGCTCAATATCCGTCCGTAATTGCAAACCTTGTGAATAGGTCTGCAAAGCCTCACCATTCAATGTCGTAATCTTCTCAATCGCTTCACGTTGCGTTGCTAAAGACTTCGCCTGTTCTGCATTGGCTTGCGACTTACGCTGATAGTCCGCATAAGTGTCTCTTGTGAACTTGTGAACTTTTTCAGCAAGCTCTTCTGGAATTGCGTCTTTTGGCACTTCCAGTTTGTTGCCTCCAAAGTCAAATTCGACAACCTCAACGGTTTCTTCTTCGACCTCTTCAGCTTCTGGTTCATTATCCTCCGCACTTTCTTCTTCGGCTAGGTCATCGCCCTCCAAATCATCAAGTGACATTGGCCCCTGTTCTTTAACTTCAACATCGGCTTCTTCTGCTTCCGCTTCAGCTTCTACTTCGGGGGCAACTTCGCTCTCTGCGACTATTGCTTCTTCATCAGACATTTATAAAACTCCTTCTTGATTTAACAATCGTGGGATATGCGCTGTCATCCGACAGTGCGGTTAGTAATTCTTTGTTATTTGTTAGCTTGATAAATATGCGTATTTTTGTTAATATAAGCTCTTAAAAAGGAGATAAATATGACCCCTCAAGAACAATCAATAGTAGAAAATAAAGTCTATAATTTGATAGAGTTTTCAATGATGGCAATTTACTCCGAAATTGGAGAAATAAAATTTTCATCTTTAAATGAAGAAACTCAAAATAACCTTTTAACGTTGCAAAATAATTTATTTACTATGCATGGGTTACCTGATTACCAAACAAATAATTTTGAAAATAATTTTATTTACCCTGACCCTCCAGAAATTTACTAATAGTATCTACCCATTTTTGGTCAGTTGGTTGTAATAGATTATTTGATAAAAATGATCTGTTATCGCTACTAATTGGGCTACTCATTTGCCTGCGAGTATTAAACCAATCTGGGAACATAATACTTCTTGGAACAGGATTTTGAAGACCACCCATGTATTGCCCGGCTAAATCCATTTGGTAAGTTGTATGAGGCATTTTTAAATTTTGCACTGGTGTTTGCACACCTCTTGGGTCTAACAACGCAAATGATTGACCACCCATTGCCTCATTCCCATCTGGTAACAATCTCAAATTAGGGTCTTGAATTGCGTGTCGAGCTTCAGCAATATCTGGGAATCCTTTTTCTCTCCATTCTTTTAAAGCTAACACTTTCATCAATTTATATCTGTTTGCACCCGATTTTGATGTCCATTCATAAAACTCTTTACTGCCAATGCTTGGAAATGTTTTATCTATCTTTCTCATTGTTTCGTTAAACGATTTAATATCTTTCTTCGGCAATACTTTTGGATCAAACCCATTAAATGCTGTATTCAAAGTTTTAACAGCAAAGTCAGTTGCTTCTCCAGCCATTGGCACATAACCTCCAAAAACTGGTTTACCCTCGTCTGCAACTGATTGCAGTTTATTTGATATTTTTTTAATTACTTGTGGGTGAGAAGCCCAAGCACCTTGACCTTTACCCCTCATATAACCATGACCACCATCTAACACTACTGGAGTATCAAATTTTCTACCAGATACACCGTGCAACATACCAATGTCACTTCTGTCTCCATAAAGATTAGTTAAATAGCCACCTTGCAAATCTGACGGCTGAATTGTTTTTTTAGCGACATATTGATCACTTGGTGTGTACAACCTACCTTCATCAAAAGCGTCAATTTGATCTTTAGACAACTTTAATTTTGTGTACGGGACATCCATTCCTTTACTAATTGGGCCAGCACCCATGTTTAAGGTATTAACTGGAACATTTGCCCCCATAGCCATTTTACCAACCGCAGGGCCGTATCCTAGACCCATTGTTGCCATAGCCGCATTTGTTACAGCGTCATAGGCTTCGGGAGGTGATCCCGGTGGCAGTCTCATTGCCGTGCCTAAGTTATCAACTCCAGATTTAATCCCTTGCCCTATGTTGGTTGCGTCTTGCCCTAACGCATTTAACAATCCTTCCCAAACGCTCATTCCCGGCATTGTCTGGACATTTGGAGCAATGCCCATTCGTTGTTGCCTTGCAGATAAATCTTGAGCTAATTTTGTATTTGCGGCAGGCCGATTATTTATTAAGCTATCGAGAATCGAAGGCATTTAATTTTTCCAATAAACGAACACGCTGGTACACCAATCGCCATGTATATTTTACCTATAATATGGCCCTTATCTCTCACGCCTTCTCTGTGCGCCATCTCAATAGCCCAAGGTGTTATTAATGGCTCTAAAACTTGTGCAAGCCATCTACGCTTTTTCATTTTTCGGGCTATAGGTTTGGCCCAAGAATGATAACCAGCAATTACATCGGTGGGTAGTTTGCGCCCATGCGCTACGTCTGCTTTGAAAACATCGTCAGCCATTAATCCGTGATAATGTAATGCAGTGCATAAAACAGAGCCACCCTCACCACCTTCGCCATCTCCAGAATCCATCGTCTCAGCCATCATCTCATATTCTGTTCGTGCAGCCGCTGTTGGAGCATCAACGGTCTCAGCTACATCTGTTCCAGAATACATGTTCACTTTAGTATTTTCGGGGGCAGTGTTTAGCGTGTTGTAATTATTTAACGAACCTGTTTGGTTAAAATAACCACCGGGAGCGTC